GGCGATAGCTCGGTTAAGGGCAGGCCTTCTCGAGTAACGTCTTCGTGTAAATCTCCGTCTAGGAGCTCTTGCCCGACGTCTAAGTCGATACATTCGCTTTCGATAAGTTCGTCTTCTAGGAGTATACCTCCTACGTCCATATACCATTAGGTGTGTTTCGAGCCAACAATGGTTGACTCTCTTTTTATGTGCTACAGGTTACTTGAATTGCGAAATTTTCCAGAACATGTGTTTTAAATGGGCTGATCGAAGGATACAGCCTGTGTACTGATTCTATAAATAGATGCGAGCTAATCTATAAGATTCTATTTTTAGTGCGAGCCTAACCCCCTGGTTAGTCGGTCATCTATATTTAGGGTTGCTAAAAATAGCGGTGTCAACGTAGGGTCTTCGATCAAGGTGCCTACGTTGACAGTCAGTAGTCTTATAAAATATTCACGTTCGATCATCACTTTTTTATTTACACTGGTCGTGTAGAAGGTTTGCTCGAATTCATTATTTTCATTAACTTTTTTTACTGACCAGCTGACTTGTTCGAGCAATGACTGCAAAAAACTGGTGTTTCACTCTGAAGGCTGAAGGCAACGAAGCGAAGGAGGTCATCGACAGCCTCGCTGAATTGACCAATTTCTACGTGCTGCAAAAAGAAAGAGCTGCTAGTGGATACGAGCACTACCAAGGCTACCTGCAACTTCCGAGGAAGTCACGGATTTCGTACCTACGTCGACTCTTGTGGTGCGAAGGGGTCAACTACGAGATAGCCCGCGGATCACCCGACGACAATATAAAGTATTGCACCAAGGATGACACCCGTATCGATGGCCCATGGACCGGCGGGGAACCGATGCGCAAAGGCAAACGCTCTGACCTGGATGACGTCAAGGAGATGGTCAAGGAAGGCTGCACGGAGAAGGAGATAGCCGACAAGCACTTCTCAAGCTGGTGCCGCTACCGCAACTCCTTCAAGGAATACGAGAAGCTGATCACACCACCGACTCAGCCAATGTACGTGATGACGGATTTCAATGCTCCGCCGATACCACTTGACCAAGGGGTTGTTCATCTCTGGGGCCCTACAGGAACTGGGAAGACCCAGTATGCGATGGCTCACTTCAAATCACCGTTGATGGTACGCCATATGGACCAACTGACCCAGTTCGATCCGAAGAAGCACGATGGGATAGTCTTCGACGACATGACGTTCAACCACCTGCCGCCTACTGCAGTTATTCACCTCCTCGATTGGGACATGCCCAGTGCGATACATGTCCGGTACACGACAGCCGTCATCCCTGCAAAGACGAAGCGGATCATCACGAGCAACGACAGGGACATCTTCTACGACGAGACCAAGATATCTGTTCCGCTGGTGGCTGCTATCATGCGACGTGTCACCCAAATATCTATACCCGATCGTCTGTTTTGAACTTGTTCGCAAGTTTTTTGTGATGGGTTTTTTGCAATGAAATAAAAACATCTTTCAAATTTTTTTTGTATCCAAGGTGTCCAAAGGTAATACTATACTTTGGACACGGACTACTGACGACTGAAAATTTCGAGTGAATGGTGGCCCCTAAAGAGGCCGTTTTTTTTGGTATATCATACATCTAGTAAATCTTCGGCAGGGCCGGTATCAGGTGGATCAGGATCTGTAGCAACTTGTGCAGTTTGAGTAATGCCTTGTAAACTCCTCCAACAGTGAGTGTAAAATTTCATCTTGACGCGGAAGCGAACTGTCAACTCGGTGCCATAGGCAGAATTGTCAAAAAGAATAGCAAGAAATGGTGTAAATCCAGGATTGTTAAACCAGAGACCAACTAAATTGCTGCCATCCTGATTAGGTCCAAGTAACTGTCTAGGCCGGATAGTGTACGAAAGCTTGTTAGGGCCCTTGTGAGCATGATCACTCTGCTGAACGCGACAATGCTTACTAAAAGGCTGGTTCAAAAGGCCATTCGTAGTAGCTCCACTCGTGTCACCCTCGAAGAAACAACAAATATGAGCAAACATATCATTAACAGTACTAGTATCAGCAACAGAAAAGTACGCAGTCATCTTAGTCTTCCAAACACGATAATAGTTATACGCAGGTCCATACTTGTGCCACCAAAGTGCAGAAACTTGATTGACTCCACTGGAATAATCAGGATCATAAGGACTATTCAACCGAAATAGGCGACCATTAATATAACCAGTTCCAGCACCAGTTGAAGTAGTGTAAATACCAGGAGAATCCCAGCGGAAAACTTTAAAGGCGTGAGAAGGAAACGGACACATGGCGATAGCTCGGTTAAGGGCAGGCCTTCTCGAGTAACGTCTTCGTGTAAATCTCCGTCTAGGAGCTCTTGCCCGACGTCTAAGTCGATACATTCGCTT